CGTTCTTTTATAAGGCCAAGCATTATTAGCATCTAGTCTTTTTAATTCTTCTGCTCTATCAATAATTAGTTTTTGTACATCAGGATCACCACCACCTGTAAATTTAGGATTAAATGTGGTTTCTACTTTGTCTCCTTCTTTTACAACTTTGTTAGGAAGATTAAGATCATCAATAATTTCATCACCAAGATTATCAACAACATTATCTGTCATTAATATTTCATCTCTTCTTGATAATCTGTTAATTACTCTTTCATATAACTCAGGTGTTTTTTTAATTGCTTTTACACCTAGACCTAAAGCAGTAAGAGCTTCACCTGCTAATAATCCACCTGTTGCCTGTCTGAAACGTGCTTCAGCTACACCTATTTCTTCTGCTGTTTTTGCTTTTAAAAGATCACTGATTGGACTTGCAAGTCTTGGGTGCTTGTCAATCATATTGAACAAGTTTTCTTCATAAGGATCTTGAACAACAGCATCAGTAATAAAACCTGCAACAGCATTTCTAGTCCAAGCATTACCCATTCCTACTAGCTTTGTACCCTTTAAGGTTTTACTAAGAACACCAGCAGGTAGCAAGAACTGTGTTATAGCTTGTGGCACTGTATAAGC